AAACTCTTCAATGAAACCACGAAGAGCTGGTTGAGTAGATTGTGGATTAAGATAATCTGCTTCGTCTAATATAACGACTTTAACGCCACCTTGTAAAGATACAGATGACGCAAATTGTTTTATCTTACCACGAAGAGTATCAATGTTACCTTCTTCTGAACCGTTGATTACAATGTAATCTAAACCTAGTTCATTACACAATGCTTTAGCAACTGTGGTTTTACCTAAACCGGCAGTACCGGTGAAAAGCATGTTAGGCAATTCACCGGTATCTACCATTTTCTGAAACACATCTTTGAGTCGGGGAGGCAGAATCGTTTCAGAAATCACTTTTGGTCGATATTTTTCGACCCATAAAAATTCACTTGACATAATCTTTCCTTCATAATATATTATAACACGTTTTCAATGGAAAGTAAATTATGTTTGTGCTTGCTCCTGCTGATAATTTTCAGCCAATTGAATAATTTGTACACATTGATCACGAAGCGTACCAATAGTAGAAAGCTCTTCGCCTTTAAATCCACCACGTTGACACATTGTATCAATCACCGCAATCATACTACGAGCAGCACGATTTGATGTTTCATACATCGAAGCATGAGGATCTGTAACTGCTTCTGTTTCTTTTTTATCTGACATATTATACTCCGAAGGTTGATGTCTTTTCAAGGGCTATCCAATATTCGATACCCATTTCTTTGTTAACAAAATGTGAAATTAATTTTGATGAGATACCAACTTCATAATCACCCGGAATCATTTTAAGATTTGCAATATTAAATACAAAGTTGAAGTTGTCTCCAGCAAATTCTCCACTCACATCAATAGAGAATGCATTCGATGTAGCATTTTGACTATCAACTACTGATAGACTTAATACTCCATCTTTTCCTGTAATAGAAAGCTCTGAGTGTCCTAGTGTTGATGCTGCTCTCTTAATACGACCTAGCGTATCTTGATCTAAAAGAAATGACACATCGGCTGGTGGCATCTTTACATCTTTAGTTGGAGTCGTAAGCATCTCTGGATCAGAGTAAAAATATTTAACACGAGAACGATTGCTACTATCTGTAACAACAACATAATCGTTTTCGAATTTAAGTCTTGGCTCTCCAACTAAATTGATAACACCTAGGAACTCATTGAGATCGTAGATGCCAAACTCTTGTGGAAAGTCTTCGGCAAGTGTGGCTGAAGATAACACATTACGTGCTTCAGTCATTGTCTTAATTGTATTGCCTTGTTGAATTACGATATTTGGATTAATCGATGCGTAATTCTTCAATACTGAAAGTGTTTCGTCTTTCAATTCCATAATATGTCTCCATCCTGAATCATTAATCATACTATTATATCACATCTTCAAGAGTTTGTAAATCTTTTATTTTACTAAAATTCTTTTCTTTTACAAATTCTATCTTATCTTTAAATTTACCGTCAAGAATATCACCTTTATGCGATATAATAAACGTATTCGAATTCTCATCAAGAGAATGCAGAATCTTCATTAAGTTCTCAACACCATCATGATCTAAACTTGAGTCAAATGTTTCATCAAGTAAAAGAAGATTTGTTGATATTGAGTTTTTCATTTTAGCAATCATTCGCCATGTGAATAATAATGCTAAGTCAATACGTTGCTTTTCACCTTCAGAGAAAGAGTCATATGAAAACTGATCTCTGTGTCGTGATCGAATAGTTTCGGTAAAGCTTTCATCTAAATCAAAGTGAACATAAAAATCTAATATTTGTAAATACTGATTTACTAGTTTATTAATTACTGGAATATATTGTTTAATAATCTTTGTCTTAATACCTGTATCTTTCAGCATCTCTGACATAACGTTATTGTAAGAATAATCTTCATTTAGAACAAACTTATCCATATTAAACTCATTAGCAGTATTTTGCATTGCTTCGAGTTCTTCTTTTGCAGTTTCTAAATCACCAGTTTGATTCAGTTCTTTTTCTAGATATTCTATTTCTGTTTGTATTCTAGCTATAGTTTGATTATTACTATTCACTGTAGATTGTTTTGCTCTGATAGCATTTAAATCATCTGATACTTGTTTGATTGAATCTTCTATTTCACCAGATTTTATTGATGCTTCGTCCATAGCATCTTTTAATTCTTTAGCTTTTTCCTTCGAGGATTGTAATTTATCATTCCTAACCGACTCTGTGATTTCTTGTGAACAGGTCGGACAGTTTTCATTCTCCTCATAGAATTTTGATTCTTTAACAACCTGAGACATTTGTTGTCTAAATTGAGCATTATATTGTACAAAAACTTGTTTGCGATCATGTAATTTGTTGAGTTCTTTCTCAAGAGGTATTTGTTTGTCTTCGACCTCTGCAGAGATTTCAGCGTTCTCTTTAGAAAGCGAGGCGAGATCTTTCCTAAGTTTATTAACCTGTACATCTTTTTGTTCTTTAGCAGTTTTATTAAGTGCTTTTAAATCACTAATATATTTTTTCTGTGTTTCTATTTTATTATTTTCTACGTCTAATTTAAATGATAAGTCTTTCATCTTATCTCTTAGCATAGCAGTCTTTTCTTTTAGAAGACTATTCATTTTAGAGAATACGTTAATGTCCAGAAGATCCTCGATAACATCTCGCCGGTGTTGTGCAGGGAGTTGCATGAAAGGAACAAAGGAGGAGGACCCCAAGACAACAATCTGATGAAAGCTTTTATGATTTAGCTTCAAGATGTTTTGTTCAAGGATCTTCTGGTACTCTTTGGAATGTGATGATTGGTTTATCATGTCATCGTTCTTCCAAATCTCAAATACGTTTGGCTTAATGCCACGTACAACTTTATATTGTGATTTACCTATTACAAATGTTACTTCAACCACACAGTTTTTATTATTAACTGTGTTTACAAGTTGTGGTTTATTAATATTACGATGTGGTTTACCAAACAAAGCAAATGCAATTGCATCTAACATTGTAGATTTACCAGCACCATTTTGGCCTACAATTAAAGTAGACTTAGATCTATTAAGATTAATGTCAGTCCAATTATTTCCTGTAGATAGGAAATTCTTAAACCTCAACGATTTAAATATAATCATACTGTTTCGATAGCCTGTGCTTCAGTCATAAGATTACGCATAGAAAGTTTTAGTCTGTCCTTATCAAGTTCAGTTTCTACTGCTTCGATATACGTATCTAATAATTCAGTCGTTTCTTCAATAGAAACAGATTCATCTTCAACATTAGATCCTAAAAACTCATCGAAGTTTTCAGCAATCTTAAGATCATGAATCTTTCTATTTTGTATTCTATCAACAAATCGATCAAATGTAAATAAATCTTTTTTATTGACAACAACTATCTTTACAAACTTACCGTCTAAATTAGTTACGTTATACTTATTATAATCTGTTTCTTCGTCATTGTACACTATTTTTTCAAATAAAGTATAATTATTTTGTATAGCTTCTAGCTCACGTGTTTCTGTATCAAGGATGTGAAAAAACTTAGGATCGCCAGCATCTGACCAAGTAAATTCCATTTGTGTTCCAAGATAAGTTACATTATCTTTATGCGACTTAGTATGAAAATGTCCAGATAGAACTCGTTCAAATCTTGATAGCTCTTTGTGATCTAACCCATGAGGAGCGACGACGCCACGCATAACATTAAAACCAGCAAACTCGAAATGACCACCAATCCAATCGCATTTAGCATTCTTTATAAACTCCATAGTCTTATCATAATTATCAGCACAAATCCATGGAATCATCCCCATCTTCAAAGAATCATATTCCATCACAGTAGGCTCATGTATAATATGAACCTCATTCATATAGTGGCCTAATAGTTCTTTGAGAGAGTTTAAGTCGTTTGTATTTTTGTAGTAAGTATCGTGGTTACCACAAATAATATCCATAGTTATTTGTTCTTTCCGTATTCGTTCAAGAAAGACATGACGATTACGGTTAAGGGCACGGAAATTGATAAACTTCCGGTGATCAAAGTAGTCACCAAGGTGAATGATATGGCGAATACCCCGCTCCAAAAGAGTAGGAAAAAATACATCATTCCAAAATTTCTCTGCATTATCGAGAAATATGTCAGAAGAATTGCGGATACCACAATGAGTGTCATTAATAATTGCTACCTTCATTTAAAAAAGCCTGTTAAATCAGAATCTACTTTTTGTACTGGTCTTTTACGCTTCTTTTCTTTTTTAGCAAATTCTTTGATTTCAGTATCATAGTCTTTAATTTTTTCTATTCTATCTTTTAGAGTGTCAACAAAGTGTGCAGCCACGCTATTATCTGTTTCGTCTAGTAAGAAAGCTTCTGCTCCTGATTGTGACATATATTTAAACTTAATATCTTGTTGTTTCTTTTCTTTAGCAATACGTCGTAAGAATGCATACCATGAGATCTGTGTAAAATATGCAAATGCATTAGGTTTACCTGATCTTGTGGCTGCTTCTAAATTATAATTTTCGATTGCCTTTAAACAATTTTCGACTGCATCCATAACCATTTCTTCACGATAAGTATATCGAATAAAGTTTGATTTATGGGAAAGTCCTTCTGCTATTTTAAGAAAGCATTGGGCGATATAGTCGGGAACAACAGGAAGAGATTCTTCTTTAGATTTAGCTTCTCTTACTTCTGTAACATAATCTACTACTGCTGTTGAGAATTCAGCATTATTTACATAATGTGGTCTATCTTTAGGTTTCATAATATATCCTTAATATAATATAATTTTATCACGTTTTTACACGGATGTACACTAAAAAAATATTTAATTTTACTAAATTAACTGTGTACAATACCAGAAAACTGGTGTATAATAAAAGAGTAAGCTTGAGGGTGGACAGTATACCCTAATGAAGTTTGTTTTTATCTACCGAAAATTTAATAATATTACTTCCGGCGCCCGAATCAACGTCAATCTCTCTGGCTTCAGACATTAACATTTCGTGTTGTTTTTTTACAAACGCGTTATACTTATTTCTCATATCATCCATATTTTCTTTGGCGCCGCCTTCATCTTCCATAGCAGTTTCAATTGCTTTAAAATATTCTAAAATAAGATCTTGATTAGGATTTGCTTCTGAAATAATATGCGCGCAGTTTATTATTTGAAAAGCTTCTTTTGTCATCTGATACATCATAAACGGGCGAAATGCATAGTATCTAGTACCATTTGCCATATTGTCCATTTGTACCATTTTCATGGTTTTGCGTATAACAATGGCATCATCTTCTTCGTGGTATTCAACCACTTCGCACATGATTTCATCATCGTTAGCTAATTTAAATTGTCTAATTTCCAATTGGCACCTCTATGATTTTATAATCAAATTTTTCTTTATTATATATTTTTACTCTTTCCTCGCTGTGGAGGATCGCGTAGTTTTTTCTGCTTTTCGTTTGTAAGTCGTCGGCGATATCATATAGTCTTGTGTGGCGGCCATCATCCGCTTTTCTGAGTCCTCGGCCGATTGACTGGAGGACTTTGATTTGTGACTTCGACGGAGAGGCGAAGATAATATTGTGAAGGTTCTTAATGTTGATTCCTGTACTAAATGTGCCCAAGCTTGCAACAATGATAGCATTTTTTTGTTTCTCCGTTATTTCTCTTATAGCTTCCCTATCTGAGGTTTCTACTTCACCTGATACATAAAATATTTTTCTATCTTCTTCGGCTTTATCATTAATCATATCAAAGAGAGGCTTGCCGTGCTTTTCAACAAAGTTAAAAAGGACGAGAGTATTTCCACTAGCATCCAAAGCCAGATTGCGAATAAAAGTGTTCCGAGACTTATTTTTAACAATCCAATCGATCTCATCCTGATATGTCACCTTTCCTAGAGACTTACGTATCTCTTCATTATATTTTAATATAATTATATTTATATCTAATTTGGCAAGCGTATTATTGTCTTGCAAAGCTTTGGTTGTTGTTACCCTATGTATTTTTCCAAATAGTCCCTGTAGGACGAGGTGATGGACTTGTGCGTTATCCAGTGTGCCAGTTGTACCAATTCTATATTTTGCTTCGGTACATTTATTCATAATGTCAGTTAATGACTTTGATTTAAATCCATGACATTCATCACCAATAACCATACCAAATTGACGAAACCATTCTTTTGGTAACTTATATATTGATTGCCATGTTGATATAACAATAGAAGAATCTATATTATCTTTATCCTTACCAGAATATATTTTATGTATGGCCCTTTCGTTTAAACCATAATCAACAAAGTCTTTTTGCATTTGCTCGACAAGAGATGTCGTTGGTACAACTATTAATACTCTACCAGATTCAGGATATCTGAATCCATCTGTTAAATACATAAGCCAAATTTGAGATAAGCAATAGATTATAAGTGATTTACCAGATCCAGTCGGAGACAGCAATACACAGCGATTTAAGTTTAGTGCTTTCATAACAGCATCAAACTGATAATCACGAATCTCAATATTCTGACCGCGGCTAGTTAATTTTAAATCTTTTATATACCCATATATTTGAATAGGATCTTGTTCGTCTTTATCTAATAAAGAACCATAATCAGAAGATTTAGTAAGTAAACTATAATTATTTCTTTTGCAAAACTCTTCTACAAAAGGATATAAACCAGCTGGTAACTCATGAGAGTTAACATTAAATAATCTAATTTTACCGTCCCATATTTTACGTTTGTACAACTTCATGTACTTGTAACCAGGAACAAAGAAAGAAAAATATTCACTTAATCCTTGAGCAATACCAGGATC